AACCGGCCGGAGTCGTCCGCGTGTTCAGAATCGCCGTGATCCGAACGCCCCTATCCCCTTCCCCCATCAGTCAGGCAGGGACCGGATCGCCTTGCCCCACATCATCGGCAGGATCGCAGCTGCGACAGTGACGATGCGCACGTACAGGTGCCAGGTCTGTCCGGCCCCGAGCACGTATCCGAGCATGGCTGCGCCGAGCATGTCGGGGTACAGCTGGACGCGTCCGATACGTGCGTGTCTCACAGTGCACCGCCGTCCATCACTCGCAGGTGACGCTTCGGCTTGTGTGCGTGCTCGTGCAGTACCCCGTACTCGTCGCGTGGATCGCATTCGTTCGCTTCGGCCAGCACCTCCGCGACTTCCCAGCAGAACGTGCATCTGTTCTCCGTCACGAACACCTTCCCGTCCCGCAGTCCATCTTGTGTACCTCCGACATGCCGCACTCTGCGCAGGTGCGTGGTGGCCCGTCTGCTGGTATCCATCCGGTCACTTCTCGCTCGACCAGCTCCAGGACTCCAGTGCCGTACGCCTTGCGCTCCAGGTTGCGCAGCAGACTGTCTGCCTGCCTGCGTTCGATCGCGCCCAGCTTCTTGATCACTCTGCGGCTGCGCTTCATGCGTATCCCGTACTCGATCACTGCGGCACCACCTCCACGAATGACTCCGGTCGGAGCACTGTCTGCTGCGGCCCGGCCAGCAGCTGCGCCTGCACTGCCGCGTCTCGCTTCTCGTAGAACTCCGGATCGCCGTGCATCGGACAGTCCGGTGCGATGCCGCCCGGCTCGATGATTCCCGCGTACGAGTACAGCGGCCCGCAGATGCAGTCACCTCCGAACCGTGCGTACCCCTCCGGGTCGATGCCGCTCATTCGATCAGCCCCAGCACTCGCGCCTGGTGCCTGCCCAGCTCTGCGGCTGCCGCGTGCACCACCTTGTCGCGGTCGTCCTCCCACTGCTGCTGTGTGTCGCCGGTCGTCTTGTCCGCCGCCGCGAATGCCATCCCGCACCCGCACCACGTCTCCGCCCGCAGCAGCACTGCCGTCTCGCTGCCCCACTGCTGCATCGCCTCCACGCGTGTGTGGCCCGTGTCTGCGTGCCCTTCGGCTGCGGCCAGCTCCGGCACTGTCAGCCCCGCTGTCATTCGCCTGCCTCCACTGTCTCGCGCGTACGTCCGGTGTGCTTTTGCGCCGCCGCCTGCACCACGTCCAGGTCCGTCATCTCCGCGTCCTGCACGTGCACTGTGATCGGCGATGCCGCGATCGGCGATCCACCTGCACGCCGGATCAGGCTGGTGCGCGCCTGGTCGTATCCGGCTCGCGAGTACGGTGCCGGGCTGGTGGCAATCTCGCCGCCGATGCCCGCGTATCCGGCCATGTCCACCCAGCTGTCCAGATGGTCCGGAGTCTCCACCAGCCGCGCCACCTTGAGCAGCACCATGCACGCCGCGACCTCGTGCGGCTCCACCCGCTTGCCCAGGACCACGCTCCACAGGTCCGCGATCCGCTGATGGTTCGTGCGCGCGTCGCCGTAGTCCTTCGCCCGGTCTCCTGCGACCAGCTCGGCAGCCTTCGCCAGAATCGCGCCCTTGTCCACGTGTTGCCCTTCCCGTGTGTGTGTCATTGCGCCCGCCGCGCTGTTCGTACGATCGCTGTCATGCGGTCCCGTTCGGCCTGCACGCCGCGCTCGTATCCCCGGCGCTCGGAATAGGCGCCCGTCATGTGTGCTGCTGCGATTGCCAGGATCACCAGCAGCACGTCGATCCCGTTGAGGACCGTCACCCGCTGAACACCTCCTCGGCTCGAAACTCCGTGAACCGATCGCAGCGCCTGCACTCGACGCGCACGTACGCCCCGACCTGCATGAGTCGCCACGAATGGCCCCACAGTCGGCAGCTGGTCTGAAACAGCTTGTTCACTCGATGCCCTTCGCCGCGTCCAGCAGTTTCTGACTTGCGATTGCGCGTGTCGTGGTCCCCTCGCTGGCTGCCAGCTTGACCAGCTTCATCAGCTCCGGCTCCGGCAGCTCGACCACGATCGAACGCAGCTGCGGCTTACTCGATGCCACCGCGCCTCCACTCCTCGAGACTCCGGTACTCGACCGGCACACCGTGCAGCGACGCGAACACGATGCCGTCCTGCATCCCCTGCGTGATGCCCCGATCTGTGTAGACCGCGATCAGGTCCGCGTGCTTGTTCCATGCCAGCCCGGCTGCGATGCCCTGCCTGCGCTGCTCCGGCTCCCGGTCGTCCAGCACCTGTGTGTACAGCAGATGACTCGCCAGCGGAGCCTCACCACGTGCCAGGCTGTCCCGCATCGCGTCCTGCGCGTACTCGACGTTGCGCGTCTGGTCCCCTGCGAATGGTGATTCCACGACCACCAGTCGCCTTTCCGATCGCGAATTTTCGGCCCTCGCCGGCATTTGCGATCCTGCATTTTGCTCGAGTGTCATAGCCCGAACGCCTTCCCGATCTGCTGCCCCTGCCAGCGCATGGACAGCTCCACACTCCGATCGGCCACCGCCGCCATAGCTCGATTGCAATGGACCGTTGCCACCACCACCTCGCGCAGCTCCAGGACTTCACGCGCCAGACTTCGCGTCGGCTCGCTGTCCTCCATCGCGAGCTGTGTCAGCTCCTCCACCGCGAACTCCAGTCGCGGCTCCTGCCCCGGCTCCTGCCGGTCGTCATTCACAGCCACCGCTGCTCGCCCTTCGCGATCACCGGCTCCGTCTGCACGGACCAGTCCGCCAGCTCCGCGCCAGCAGTCAGTCCGGCCAGATCGTCACGGAAGTTCGCTGCCTCCACTGGATCGGCGAATACGCCTTCCACGTCGCCCGTCTCCAGGTTGACCACCACGTGCACGTACTGCACGTTCGGATCGTGCGGTGAGAACGTCGATTCGATCAGCTCCAGCACGGCCAGCGCCGTATCTGCGAGCTGGTCCAGCACTTTGTCGAACGCCTTGCGCGTCTTGGGATTCCCGAGCACCTGCTGCCCCTTCGTCGGTTTGGTTGGTAGCCAGCTCCGAACGTATCCGCCTGCCCTAACACGAAAGTGCCCCGCAGCTGGTCGGCTGCGGGGCACTTCGTTGTTCGGTTGTCAGATGGTCCAGAACTGCACTGTGTCCTTGCGGCCCGTCTGGTAGTCCGGCAGGTACGCCTTGACCAGCACGCCGCGTGCGGTCGGCATGGTCTCCCAGTTGCACGCCTTGCCGGACTTCGGGTCGATGTAGAACCCGTCCGCGTTCAGCTGGCCCGGCTCCATCTCGCGAACCGCTGCGATCGCCGTGCTGCCCTCCGCCATGTGCGACTTGAGTGCGTCCCACTTCGCATTACGTCCTTCGCCCGGCATGACCATGATCGTCTCGCCGAGCTTGAACAGCAGGTGCGCAGTGTCGCGCGTCTGCCCGTCCTCGAACTCCATGCGAGTGACGACCTGCCAGTGCCCACCGGTTGACTCGCGCAGCCCGACCAGGCTCACCAGCTCCGTGTGCCCCGTCTGCTTGTCAGTGGTCAGCAGCACCTTGGCACCGTCCAGTGCGGCGATCAGGTGACGCATCGCGCCGCCCGTCCACTCGCCCCACAGCGGATCGCTCTTGGTGCGCTGAAAGTCGGTGGCCTTGATCGCGCAAGTGCTAGTCATTTCGCTTGTCCTCCAGTGTTGTTGTTGTCGTGCGGTGTGACAACAGTATGCAGCCTTATGGGCGGCAGGTCAACACTGGAGGTCAGCGGCTCAAAATGGCTTGTCGTCACCCTGCCCCGGCGTGTCCCACGGATCGACCGGCAGTGAGTACTGGATCGCGTGCTGCATCAGCAGCGAGTGCAGCGACGGATTCAGCCCGGCGATCTGCACGTGCGTCAGCCGATCCGCCGCCACCGTGGAGTGCACGTGCTTCATCTGCCGCGCCTTGCCGTCGTGGAGCATGTACAGCCAGTGGACGCGTGCCGTGCGCTTGTGCCGGTCGAGTCCCTTCACGATGCCCAGCCGCTGCTCTCGAGCGACACAGTGCCCTTCCATCAGGAACTGCCCCGTCCACGTCCTCATTCGGCCATCCGATCCGCGATCGCTTCGACTTCGCTGCCCTCCAGCCCGCGACAGTGCCAGCACTCCCGCTCCAGCAGATCGCTCCGGTCACAACGGTTCACGCCTTGCCCTCCATCAGCTCGTCCAGCCCCGGCCCCATGTATCGCGGCCCGGCATCCATCTCGTCCCGCACGTACCGCCACAGCTCCGGCATGTCCGGATGCACGAACATGCCCGATGCGCCGTACTCGTCCAGGAACGCGCCCAGCACCTCCGGCCCGCTCCGGCGACTCACCGTGAACTCGTGCACCGTCCGCCCGTACTCGTCCTCGTACGTCCGCACGCTGTCCGGCGTGAACCGGTACTCACGCGGCAGCCACGGATTCGGCCACACCTGGATCATGCGGAAGTCAGTTGCCACGTTGCAGCGCCTCCGTCACGTAGTCCTTCCACTGCGGCTGCGACTCGCACAGCGCCCGCAGCGATACCGCCACCTCCGTGAACTGCTCGCGCGCCTTGCGATGCTCCTCGCCCAGCCACGCGTCCACCTCCTGCGCCGTCTTGAACTGCTGAATCATCTTGTCCACGGCTGCCTTGTCGCCGAACACGCTCACTCCTCACACAATCGACAGATCGGAGAACGCGCCGCCCTCCGTCACGTAGACCAGCCCGCCCGGAGGCGAAACTGCGCCCGTCATGTCCCGGTAGTAATTCGATCCCTGGTCGTAGGTCGGCGAACAGATGCGATACCGGTCGCCCGCGCGCTCCACTTCGATCTCGTGAAAGTGCCCGTGCGCCAAGATCGTTGCCGCCCCGGCTGGATGGTTGTAGAACGTCTGACCGCTCCACCAGTCCATCGCCTTGCCCTTGCGCCACTTGTGCCCGTGCGCGATCGTGAACACCGAATCGCCGACCGGCACAGTCATGTGATGCTGGTCGATCGGAGGCACCCGCACCTCCACGTGCCCGTACGTCGCCGGATTCATCGCGAGCCCTTCGCGGACCGCGATCGCCGACTCCGTGGCGTGCCCGTCGTCCGGCCTGGTCGTCTGAAACCGCTGCACCTCATCGTGATTGCCGTTCACCACATCGACCAGCACCTGATCCGCGTGCGGAGCGAATGCCTCGATCGTCTTGTACATCAGCGTGCGGAATACGCGCGTCTGCTCCGTCACTGTCAGGTCCGTGCGCCACATGTTGCGACCGCCCTGCGACTGATTGCCTTCGATGCAGTCGCCCGGATACAGCACGTGGATCAGCGGCAGAGTCTGCCTGCGCCGCAGCCGCGACAGCGTGTCAAGTGCGCGCTGCACGCTGTCCAGGTACCGCTCCGCGATCTGCTCCGTACCGCCGTTGTCCACCTTGCCCAGCTGGAGGTCGGACGCCTGGAAATTGAACGCGGCCCCGGAGCTGGTGCCCCGGAACTCCGGCGTGGCCTTGAACCTGCGCGACAGTGCCCGCGCCAGAATCTCGTCGTCCTGCGCCCGCGCCGCCAGCTTGTACCGGTACGTGGTGAACACCAGCGCACCGTCCGCGTCCCGCTTCTCGTACACAGCCGGAGGTCCATCGAACCGCAGCGCCACCGGATCGCGGCCCAGCGCCGCCAGCAGCTCGCGCTCGTCGGCACCGTCGTGCTCGCCCTCCAGCCGCGTTGTGTACTTCATGCCCGGCGTGTGATCCGGCGACAGCGTGCGGACAGGTGCCGCCACTTCTACCGTGCCCGCACCGTTGATCAGATCAGCGACAATGCCCATGCCGCACCTACTTTCGATAACAGACGCAGCGCGCCCGCATGTGATCCTTGAATGCCGTCAGCTTGAAACTGCCTCCGTTGACTGGCTCGACATACGACCGGAATGCCGCAGCCATACTCATCTCTGTGTCGAGCAGCTGCTGGATCGCGGCCACGTCGCCGTCGTCCAGGAACTGCCCCGCGTTGCACTTCGTCACCATTGCCTCGACTGCCTTCCCAAGCCCAGCGACGGCTGCCGGTCGCCGCGCGCCTTGTTGCACGCGCCGTGCGACGGACGCAGGTTCGCCCAGTCCTCCGCCAGCTCCGGATGCTCGCGCACCGTCTTGTAGTGATCCGGCTCCCACGCCTCCGGATGCGGATGCTTTAGCCGGTAGTCGATCGCCTGCCCGCACAGCCAGCACGGCAGACGCAGCTGCGCGCAGTAGTCGCGAAACTCTGCGCGCAGCTTGCGCCACCTTCGCGTGCTGCGGCCTGCGCCGCGCCGCGTCACTTCACCAGCTCGCGAATGCGCTCCGGCTTGAACCCGCCCCAGACGTTGCCGCCGCCCGCGTCCACGATCGGCATTGCCGTCAGTGCGAACCGCTGCGCCCGCGAGTACTGCGGCTGGATCGGCTCGCCGTCCTCGTCAGCCACCTGGATCGGCACGTACTCGATGCCCAGCCGATCCATCTCGCGAAACGTCATGCGGCACTGGACGCATCCAGGCTTAGTGAATACCTCGATCATCGTTCTGTTCCCCTTCGTCCTGCGGAGCCGGTCGCACCAGCTCGCGCAGCGCCTCGTAATGCGCCACCTGATCGCCCGCGTTGTCGGCGACGCCGTACAGCGCCACCAGGAACCGCGCACACCGCTCGATCAGCGGAGCCTCCGGCCTCGCCGCGACTGCCGGAGTCAGCCGGTAGTCCTGGAGCTTGCGCCCGGCCAGCCGGTACTCCAGAGTCGGCACGCTGACCGGCTGCCAGTCGGCGACCTCCGGATGACTTGCCTTGTACGCCTTCGCATCCGCGAACGACTCCGCGATGATGATGCGCTGCTGGTCCTTGCTCAACTTGCCCGGCATGTGTGAATCCCCTTCGGATTACTGGAAGAAAACTAGCTGGTCGGGATTCGTGTCCCTTTTGTGTCCGCGTCCGGGTCCGGCCACGTGCCGCTGCTCCGCCTTGCGTCGCTCCGCATCCTTGCGAGCCAGCCGCAGCGAACCTCGCCCGTACCGCCACGTGCCATCCGACATGCGCATGGCACGGACGATCCCGCGTTTGCGCCACTCCCACAGAGTCGTGCGGCCCCGACCGATGTACCGCTGCGCCTCCGCCTCCGTCAGCCACTCGACAGCACCCACAGCCGCACCTCCGATTACACGATGTGGAGTCCGATCTGCCCGCCGTCGTCCGGCTGGTCCGCCTCGTCCGCATCTGCGCTGAATGTCGATTCCAGCCAACGGAATCGACGCATGGTCCGCCGCCGCACTGCCCGCAGCCGCTTCTCCACCTGATCGTCATGCCATCCGCGATCGAACTCGCCGCAGATCACCTCCGCCGCCAGCACGACCGGACGCAGATCGTCGTACAGCAGCCCCAGCGGCTGCCCACCGCGCCGCCAGACGCCCGCGATCCGCACGCGCCCGACAGCCTCCGCGATCGCCACCAGCTCCGCCGCCTCGCGGTCGGCCCAGTCGATCAGGTCCACGTCGCACGGTGGCTTAGGCCCGAATGAGAACACCTTGCGCGACTCGTCCGGCCCGTCGTCATCGGCAGGTGCCATACGCCCGAACACCGTCGCCGACCGCAGTGCTGCGATCACCTCCGGAGTGTCGGTTACCAACTGCCGCAGGCTCGTCACGCCCGGTACTCCTCCCAATCGGTTTCCGTCACAGTCACCTCGCGCCGCCGCACCGCGACGCCCTCCAGGTCCTGCGCGGCCTCCATGAATCTGTCCAGCTGCTCGCGACTCTCGATCACGACCGGCGACATGCCGGAGGTGCGCACTTCGTACTGCTCGACCTTGCGTGTTTTCATCCGTTCTGCCCTTCGTGCGTCCATTCGGTGCCGTTCGCCAGCCGGTGCCGTCCGGCGTGGCCCTGCGGTCGATCGCAGTAGAGCCGGAACCGGTCGCCCTTGACTCGCCGCGTCAGGTACCGCTTGCACGGTTCGCCGATCAGCCCCAGCATCGCCTGCCCTGCCTCATCCATTCCCGTTGTCTCCGTATCCAGCTCGCGCCAGCAGCGCCAGCATCGCGTCCAGCGGCAGGATCGCCACGTGCAGCGGAGCCTGCCCGCCGCGCCGTGAATGTTTCTTCACGATGAACCCGACCTCCGCGCCTGATTCGTCGATCTGCTCCTGGAGCTTGCGCAGCCACTCCGTCCACGGTGGAGTCGCAACGTCCTTCGCCTGCACGATCACTCGCGGCCCGTTGGCGGTGCGATCCATGTGGAGGTCGCCCGCGTCGCGTTCGTATCCGGCTCGCGTTTTCTTGCAGTCGGCGAATCCGTTGGCTTGCAGCAGCCCCAGCAGCAGCCGCTCGTACCGGTCGCCCTTGTTCTTCATCGCGTTAGCCACGGAACGCCCCCAGCTCGTCGCGTCGTGCCCGTGCCGCGTGGTGCGCCTGCACCTTGCGCTCCGCGCCCTTCGTCGGCAGCCCGTAGTACTCGCGCAGCTCGTCGCCGAGCTTGTCGGCAGCCTGCGCGATCGCCCGCTCCAGCGCGGCCACGCGAGTGCGCTCGAACTCTCTGCCGTGCACCATCACTGGCAGCAGCGCGCGCATCGCGATCCGGCGTGCCGGATGATGCTGGACCTGCCCGTGCCGCTCCAGCTGGACCTCGCCCAGCGTCAGCTCGAATTGCAGTTCGTCCGTTGGTCCGAACATGGTTGACCCCTTCCAGGGTGAGAAAACGGGGCAGGGTACGACTTGCGCACCCTGCCCCGCTGGCTGTGTCCGGCTGCCGATCAGACTTCGGTCAGCTGCCCGTACTTCTGGAGCCAGTACCCCCACGTGGCATGTGTGTTCCAGTCGACGATGTGCGTGCCGTCGTGGTGCGTGTTCCACCACGCCTCCGGCCCGCGATAGTCGCCGGACACGTTCGGATTGTTGCCGAGCCTGCCGTACCGCAGCACGACCTTGTCGCCGCCCTTGGAGCCTTCGAGCGCCAGCGACTCGCGGTCGTCCGGCTCCGCATCGCCCAGCGTGAACGTCCGCAGCTTGCGAATCTTCGTGCGCGAGACCGCCTGCCGGATCGTCTCGCCCTCGCGGACCAGACCCTCACCGCTCGACGGCCCCTTGACCCAGACGGAGGTCGCGCCGCCCGGTACCCGCACGACCTCGCCGACGCTGCCGACCTTGAGCTGGTGCCCGGTGCCGTCCGCGATCCGCACGCGATCGCCGACCTTGACCTTCGCCCGCTCGACCGGCTCCAGCTGCGACAGCGCCGCGTACTCGTAATCGCCGCTGCGCGAGTACTGCGGAATCACCTTCACGTCGCCATCGCGATCCGCGTGCACCGTCTGGAGCGTCACGTGCGTGCCGTCCGCCAGCACGCCGTACTTGTCCGTGCCCCGGAACACCATCACGTCGCCGACCTTGATGCCGCGCGCCTGATTGGCCTGCGCCTCGTCCAGCTGCCTGCGCAGCTCGTCCCGCTCGTCGCCGATGGTCCGCACCTCGCCGCGCGCCCGCTCCAGCTCGTCGCGCGAGTCCTCCAGCGCATTGCGCACGCCCGACAGATCGGCCTGCATCACCATGCGATCACGCTCCAGCGTCTCCACGCGAGCGATTGACGACTGGTAGGCCCGGTGCAGCGCCTTGACACTGCCCACCGGATCGCCCCGGCGCACCATGCTCGACGGCACGGCAGTCGTCAGAATGCTAGCGATCTGCCTGCGAGCCTCCGACTGCTGGCCCAGCTTCTCCGCGACCGCGACCGCCTCGCGCGCCTCGTCGCGAGTGATGATGCCCGCATTGTGCAGCTCGACCGCGTTCTGCACGCTGAACTTGTTCTCAGACAACGAATGTCCCTTCGATGATGGTTGGTAGCTGGTGACTTGAATCTGTGCGGCGATCAGAACCCGTCAGGGTCCGGAGCACTGCCCCACGGATCGCCCTGCTGCGCACGGTTGCCGCCGCGTCGCTGCTGTCCTCCGCCACGGTTGCCACGGTTGCCGCCGCCGCCCCCGCCGTTGCCCGTCTTGCGCTCCACGGTCGCCGTCGCGTACTTGAGTGACGGCCCGATCTCGTCCACCTCCAGCTCGACCACGGTGCGCTTCTCGCCCTCCTTGGTCTCGTAGCTGCGCTGCTTGAGCCGACCCTGCGCGATGACCCGCTGGCCCTTCGCCAGCGACTCCGTGACGTTTTCCGCCGCCTCGCGCCACAGGTTGCAGCGCATGAACAGTGCCTCACCGTCCACCCACTCGTTCGCGTCCTTGTCGAACGTGCGCGGCGTGGATGCGATCGTGAAATTCGCGACCGCTGCGCCCGACTGCGTGAACCGCAGCTCCGGATCGGCAGTCAGGTTGCCCACGATCGTGATTACGGTTTCTCCGGCCATGTGTGTTGTATCCCTTCGTATTTCAGTGATTGCCGAGCATGTCGTAATACTCAGCGTTCGGTCGCCACGGCAGTGTCAGATCGCCACCGTGGCTCAGCTCGTCCGGCCACTCGCGTTCTTCCCGAGCGCCGCGCCAGCTCACAACGTCCACCAGCTCCGCGCGGCCCCGGCCCGGATCGTTCTTCGACCGCACCAGCCCGAAACCAAATTCCGGCCAGCGCAGCCACATACTCGATCCGATCGGAGCCATATTGCGTACGCCTTCAATGTCTTTCGACTTCCCGGCGTGCGCCTCCGTCAGCAGAGCGAAACCGTGCCGCTCTCTCAAACCGTCCAGCACCCAAGCCAATTCGCGTGCCGCTGGCTCGCTGCTTGGGTCCTCGTGATGCAGCTTATACAGCGGCCCTAACACCAGTAGGTCCGGCGACACGCTGCTGATCGCGTGCTCCAGCCACGACACATCACGCGGCGACAGTAGGTCGATGCCAGCCGGTCGAATGTCGATCGCCATGCTGTCGGACCAGTCCACCGGATCGAACCCGTTGCGCTCGCGAATCGTGTCCACGCGCCGGATCACCCACCGGTACCGCCGCCGCGACTGCGCTGGACTGTTCTCGCAGTCCACGATCAGCACCCGCACCCGATGGTCGCCGTTGCCCATCACCTCGCCGGAGAACGGATGCACGCCCGCCGCCAGGCACGCGGCCATCTGCGTGCACAGCACCGACTTGCCGCCGCCCTCCGCGCCAGTGACCACGATCCGGTCCATGCGCTCCAGCAGCCCCGGCACCAGCCAGTCGTGCCGATCCGGCTCCGCCAGGAACTCACCCATCGGAGTCGGGGCAGGCTGCTCCTGGACGCTGGTCGTCTGCTCCGCGACCTCGCAGAACTGCCGCAGCTCGTTCGTCGTCTGGCGAACGTCGCCGTCCTCCTCGAAAAACGTCGGCGTTTGCAGCCGCTGAATCGCCCGCTGGCAGCCTTGCACCAGCTTTCGCCTACCCGACAGTGCGCGGATGCGTTTCGCGTGCTCTGCGGCCACGTGAGCGGGCGATGCGAGCTGCACCAGAGTGAACAGGTCCGCCGCGTCCCACGATCGGCCCAGTCCCTGCGCCTGGACCTGCCCGTGCACCGACACCGCGTCGATGCCCTGACCGGACTTGAGCATTTTGCCCAGCACGCCCGCCAGCTCCTGATGCTTGGGCCGATACCAGTCATCCGGAGCCACGGAGCGAAACACGTCCACGACCGCGCCCGGCGAACTCATCACGGTGCCCAGCAGCGCCTGCTCCGCGAACTCATCGAATAGCGGATATGTCGTATCCGTTTCCTGCGTCATTTACACATCCTGGAAATTGCGCGTTATCTGTTTGGTCGCCCGCGATTGCGGAGCACGTGCCGATCGAATCCAGTTCTTCCACGTCCTGGACCACGAAACCTTGCGGGAATCCTTGCCAGCTTTAGCCAGCCAGTAATCCACGAATTTGTCCGTCTCCGTTTTCAGGTCCACGCCCGGATACTCCGACCGCGCCCACTCCAGCAGCTCTCGCGTCGGCTGCCAGTCCTCCGGGATTCGCGTTGCTCGTGGCGTGGGAGAGCCGGTAGGCGAACCACTCTCTTTTGTATGGGTCGGGTCGGGTCGGGTCGGGACGGTCGGACTCCCACCGGGACTACCTTGGGGGGTCCCCAGGGGAGTCCCCGAACTGTCCCCCCGGGACAAAATCGCATCTTCGCTGGTCAGGGACTGCCGGCGACCGTCAGCAAACCGTCCGTCAGAACCGCGTCGCTGTCTACGTTTTTTCTCAGCCGCAGCGGAACGGTCGGACCGTACTTGCTCAGCTGTTGGGTTGTACTTGCTCCACTGTCGAAAAACGAACCCGTTTTCCATGCGATCCCACAGCCCAGCCTCCACCAGACAGTCCGCCAGCCGCCCCGTGCCGGACAGCTCCGCCAGCATGAAATCGGGCACGTAACCGTCCGTCAGCTCCGCCGCCGACCACGCCCCCGCCAGGGTCCAGAGTCCGACTGCTGCGGCTCGATTCCGTTTCGGAATGCTCAATACCTGACGGCTCCGAAACAGTCCATCATCGACTCTGAACCACGGCATTTAAATCCGCCTCACTTCTCCGAAATTGTCGAGCACTTTCAATGTGCCCCGATATTTGACTGGTATTTGTTCTGGATCGGCAGCCTGCCGGACAAGCCACCCATTCTCGAGCGAATCCTGCCGGTTCGCTTCTATTTCGGAATGGCATCCGAAACACACCGCCAGCAGATTCGATGGTGCGTTCGCCGCCTTGCTCCTGGTGCCGCCCATCCCTCGCGGTCGGCGATGGTGGAGCTGCTGCCACTGCCGGAACCCGCACCGCTCGCAGATGCCCGCCGCCCGCTCTTGGACGACGGACACCTGCGCAGCGGAGGGTCCGGTTTTACGCGCCACCGTGGTCGGCCTCGCCGAGCCAATACAGCAGCCCGGCCAGCTTGGTCGGCTCCGGAGCGCCACCGTCGCGAACCTCGCGCATCGCCTGGAGCACGCGGCCATTCGCCACCGCCGCCGACTCCGCCGCGTCACGCTCCGACCGCAGCCCGTCCGCCACAGCCTCCAGCTGCCGCACCCGCACCAGCAGCCGCATCACGTCATCCGGTCGCGCCTGACCCCGACGCAGCCGCTGCTCGATCGCGTCCAGCTGCGCAGCACTCAGCTGCCACGTGCCGCTCACGCGTGCCCCCGCCCGGCCATCTTCATCTGCTCGCGCATGTTCGCCGAACGCGTTTGCAGTGCGTCCTTTTCGCGATCCAGCGCCCGGTTCACGTCCTTGGCGTACTCGTATCGAGCCTTCGCCACAGCCAGCGCCCTGCGCTCCGCAGTGGTCCGCGTGAACACCTGCGCGTCACGCTCCGCCGCCGTCAGCTTGCCGTGCTCCGCGATGACCTCCGCCAGCGCGTGCGCCTTCGCTTCGTCGTGCCGCTCCTGCGCCACCATCTCCGCGTTCCGGTACTCCGCCAGCATCATCGGCCCGCGATAAATCGCTGCCTCTATCGCCATCAGCCGCCGCGCGACGTACTCCGGATTGTCCTCCGGCTCGATGCCGTCCGGCTGCTCGTCCGGACGCTCGCCCGGCTGCTCGATCTGCTCCAGCTCGTCACTCACTGCTCGCACCCTCCAGCGACTCGATCACGCGACGCAGCGCGGCCACGTCCTCCGACACCGACACGCGGCCCTCGCCGCCGACGCTCGCGAACTCCTCCGCCAGCTGGTCGCCATTGAGACCGGCAGCCTTCGCCAGCTCGACCGCCCGCGCCCGCAGCCCGACGAACTCCGGAGGTGCCGCGTCCGCAGGCACCTGCTCCTCGTACGTGTAATCCGGGTCCGGATCGTCAGTGGGCAGCATCAGCGCCTGGAGCAGCCCGACACGCATCGCGACGGATTGCGCTTTCGCCGTGCCCTTGTCCGCCTGGTCCTGACCCTCACCGGCCACGCGTGCCGTCAGCTGATCGCCGTCCGGCCCCGTGAACACGTAATCCATCACGACCCGCACGGAGACGCCCGGATTCTGGTGCCTGCCGATCTTCACATCGACGTACTCAATCGAGACCAGCTGCGGCAGCACGGAAACACCATTCGCGACGAACGCGCGATGACACGCGTTCACCACTGCGTCGATGCCCCGGAAGTTGTACGACATGCCGCCGCCGCTCATCTTCTGGTCCTTCGCGACCGCGCCGACCTCGCCGCTGACCTTCGCCAGCAGCTCGCCCACCTTCGCCATTACTGCACCCCTTCGTAGTAGTCGGCCTGCACCCGCGCGATCGTCGTGCGCGCGGCCATCTTTCGCTCGCTCGTCTCGTGATCTGCGTTCACGATCCGCACCGCCTCCAGGTACTCCGGATTCGTTGCCCAGTGCTGCATCACGCCATTGCCTCCTCGTATGTGCGCAGCGGCTGCACCCGCTCGCGATCCCGCTCCGCCTTGCGATAGTCGGCGACCTTGCGCGCGATCTTCGCCGCCTCCCAGCCGCGATCCAGGTCCAGCGGATACGTCGCGGCCCGCTCCGGAGTCGCGTCGCGCACCGGCACGTGGATCAGCAGCCCGTGGCCCAGGTCAATGTCCGGATGCAGCGGAGTGCGCTCGCCGGTCGCCTGGTCGTACTTCACGCCGTGCGCGTAGCACGCCACCTGTATCTCCACCTTCGCGATGTAGTCCGGATCGGACTTGCCCGACTTGAGGTCGGCTGCCGCGATGGTGCCGGTTGCCTTGTGGCGCAGCAGCTTGTCCATCGAACCGGCCAGCTGCAACTCGTCCACGATCAGGAACGGCTCGACCTCCAGCACCTCCCAGTCCTGCATCAGCGCCTGGTAAGCCTCGAGAAACGGAGTGAACTCGACCGGAGCGAACTCCGGCCAGCCGCCCGCGTCCACAACCTCCGTGAACTCGTGAAAGGCAGTGCCCTTGCCGCTGCCGTCGTCCGTGCTGGCTGCCGTCAGCGCACGCGCCACCAGCTGCCGCATCTGCGGCTTGGCCTGCGTCCACGGATCGCGGAATTTGCTCATCAGCGAACCGAGCTGCGCCGCGATCGACTTCTCTCGCATCACGCCCACCATCGCCTGCGCGGAGTGCCACGTGTCCAGGTTCGACTTGTCGTCCATCGACCCTGCGACCGTCGAGACTCGCTGATACGCAACTGCGTTCGTCGGAGTCTTCTTGCGGCCCTCGAATTGCAGCGGCCCGCCGTCCTGCGAAACCCACGGCCTGCCCCAGCGATCGCGGAGCACGTTGTAATCAGTCATCAGTCCCTCACCAGTAGCCCATTGATCGGAGAATGCACGCGCCCAGCAGAACCGCCAGACAGACGAAATCCGGTACGTCCGGCCAGCGTTCGCGCCGCGTCACTCGACCGCCGCCAGCTCGCGAGCCAGCCCGATCGGCTCCGCCAGCTCGCGCGGCAGCTTGCCCTCATCGCCCAGCCAGCGATCCGCCTCCGCCGCCAGCAGCCGCTGCGCGCCCTCTTCGTTGCCGTCACGCCGCCGCACCGCGACCGCGTGCCCGATCATTCCCGCGTACTCGTCCACGCGTCCGGCCCGCAGCAGCCGCTCCGCCCGGCGTTCGTTGCGCGCCTTCACAGATCGACCCCCAGCGCGTCGATCAGGACATTGACGCCCTGCGGAGTGACCCGCACGACCGCACTGCGCGATCCGCTCGCCGGTTCGCTCTCGACCAGGTATCCGTCCGCGATCGCACGCGGCGAACCATCGCCGTCCGTCCACGCGATGCCGTGATTCAGGTACCGGTACAGCCGGTTGCGGCCCGTCTCGATGCCGTTGCGCCGCAGAATCTCCGCCGTCTCCGACAGCGAGTAGGTCACGTCCCGCTCCAGCTCGATCAGCTGGAAGGGTGCGAAATCGGCCACCGACTCGCACCACTCGCACGGCTCCGACAGATGCACGACCGAATCGCCGTCACGCGTCTCGATCGGCTGCCAGCCCGCCGCGTTGTGCCGCCACAGATCGCCCTCGCTGTCCGCGTAGGTGCCGAACTCGACCGGCTCGCAGTAACCCTGCGGCTCCTCCGGCTCGACCTCCGGCAGCACGATCGGCTCCTGGTCCTCCGGCTCCGGCAGGTAGTCCTCGCCGTCCACGTCGGCGACGATCTGCGCCTGGATCATCAGTGCCCGGTTGTCGGCGACCAGATCGTGGATCACGTCGAGTGCCTTCGCCAGAACAGCGATGGGGACGCTGGTATTTTGTGACATGGGTATGCAGTTCCCTTCATTGGTTGGTAGCTGGTGAGTTGAATCTGTGCCCGTAGGTCGGGGCAGGGTTGCCGCCCTGTCCCGACCGCCTGCGTTCGTCACGCTGCGGTCGCTGCTGCTGCTGCACCTCCGGACGGAACTCGATACCGGACAGTGCGATGCCCATTGACCAGACTCTGCGACCGGCCATCCCTCTCGAGCAGCCCGCAGTGGATCGCCGCCGTCAGCACTCGCTGTGCGCTCGCGTCCTCGTGGTCGAGTGCGAACGGCAGATCGAATGCCGTCATGGTCGCGCCCGGTCGCTTGGCGATCTGCTGGATGCGCTTCCACGCCAGTCCCTCCGCGCCCCGGAACTCCGGAGTGACGCCCAGCCGACGCAGCCGCGTCATCAGGTACGCCGGAGTGATGCCCAGCCGGTCGGCGATCTGCCCGTGCGACAGGTTGGACTCGACCAGTCGCCGGTACTCGTCCAGAAACACGTCCTTGGGCAGCATCTTCGCCGCGACCCGCATGGCCCAGTCGTCCAGATCGTCCGGATGGATGCGCCATTCGAGTCCGCCGCGTCCGGCTGCCGCCTTCTGTGCCGGTAGCTCGCCGGTCGCCAGCGCCCGCTGCACGGTGCCGATGCACAGCCCGGTACGCTCCGCCGCCTCGCTGGAACTTACCGTGCGGTCAGGTGCCAGGGTTGCGTCACAGTGTCGAATCATTTTTTGGTACCTCCGAATAGCCAGGTTTCTAGGTCAGATGGTCGGATTCGCCAGGCTCCGTGCGGCTCCGTGCGCTGGAAACCGCGCAGCTCGCCGGACCACAAGGCGTGGTAGATCGTGTTCGGATGACAGTCCGCCAGCTCCGCCGCCTGCTTGACAGTCATCGCCAGCGGCTTGCGAGTCGCCGTCACGACGCGACCCGCATCTGCGCGGTCGCCGGATCGTCCACGATCAGCAGCCGATTCCAGGGGATGCCGAGACGCGAGTGCAGACCTGCGAGAACGCTCTGGTTCGGCATCGAATCGGAGCCGTCCAGGGTCCGATACATGGTCGCGCGAGACACAGCCAGCAGATCGGCCAGCGCAGGCAGATTCGGAATCCGCTTGCGCGACATGCCATCTCGAACTGCATCCGCATTGACCCTCAGTGTTGCGGGTTTCTTCGTTTGCATGGCTCAACATTGACCCACATGTGACACAGAATCAAATCGCCGCGCCGCGTGTTGACCCAGTTTCGGCAGTTTTGCCTGGTCGCTGGCTTGTGTCGTCTCAGAATTGAGACTAGAGTTTGGCGCATGTTGGAGCAGAAAACCGTCAAGACGTATGTGCGGGATTGCATCGGACGCACGCCCTCGCGTGAGGAACTTGCCATCGCGATCGACGCGAGCGTGTCCACCATCGACCGGCGACGCGGCGAAGGATTCAGCCTGGACGAAACGCTGGCGATCCTCGATTACTTCAACCTGTCGCGTACCGCAGCTCTATTGGCATTCGATGTGCTCGACCTGCGCGACGTAATGGTTCAGATGGGAGCAGATGGGGCACTGGTAGACACAACGTCCACCGTCGAGCTCGCTCGAGAGCTTGTGCGCCGCCTCAGTAACGACGGAGACGCATCGGACGAAGTAGTTAGGTCGCCTAACGATGCCCCCGAATCGCAGGCACACCAGTTCAGAAAGGGACTTGTATAGATGAACCCCACGATCGTGCTCCAGCTGCTCTCTGTCCTCGCACTCACCTCCGCAGCCATTGCACGATCCCTCACCGTCCACCAATCCCGAGCAACCCGCCAGCTGACCATCGCCCTCGTCACGTTCGCCGCGTCGCAGCTGCTGCGGCTGTTCGCGTACAACGTCAGCGACTGGTACAGCCTCGTGGAGCTGGCAGCAAATCTCACATGGGCAGTCGCCGCCTGCGCGCTGCTCAAGCACGTACTGATCGCCGGTCGTAACACCCGCTGGCTGTGGTGCATCAATCGCGCCCGCATCGCCTCGCTGTGCCTGCTCGTGTTCACCTACGCGGCCAGCACAGCGCCGTACACGCTCAGCGACGCAATGCCGGTCGGCCTGCCCACCGATCCGTGGATGGTCGCCCACTGGCTCGTGCTGCTCACGTTCTCGACCATCTGCATCGTGCTGCTGACGCGCGCAGTGTTCGTCAGCCTGGAGGGTGCGTGCCCGGTCGAACGCGCCACACTGCTCGCATGGTTCGCCGCCGCCGTTGTCGGAGTGTGCGGAGTCGTCTCGACCCTCAGCGTCAGCGTGACGCCTGCGGAGCACTGGCGCAGCACATGGGCACTCACATCGGTTGCCACGACACTGATCGCGGTCGGCGCACTGATCATCTCCTACTACCGCGTGCGGACGCCCGCGCGCCAGCTGACGAAGGTCTGACGAATGGCAACGATCGAACCGTACGCAACCTCCAGCGGTCGCCGGTACATGGTCCGGTACCGGCAGCCGAACGGCACCCAGACGAAGAAACGCGGCTTTCCCACCAAGGCAGCCGCGCAAGCGTTCGCGACCTCCGTCGAGCACGACAAGCTGTCCGGCACCTACGTCGCACCCGCCCAGGGACGCGCCACAGTCGCCGAGCTGGCGCAGTCGTGGCTCGCCCGGCAGGGACATGCCAAAGAGTCGTGGAGAACGCGGCAGGAATCGCTGTGGAGGGTCCACGTCGCACCCGTATGGGGAGACCGCCGCGTGTCCACGATCGAACGCGGCGAAGTGCGCGACTGGATCGGCCAGCTGGATCGTGCACCGTCCACGATCGGCGACATTCACAGCACGCTCGTCGCGATCCTGGACGTGGCAGTGGAGGACCGCCGAATACCGGCGAACCCTGCGCGCGGAGTCAAGCTGCCCAAGCGCGAGCACGTCGATCACGACTACCTGACGCACGATCAGGTGCACCAGCTCGCTGCCGAAGTATCGCGGCACAGTGAGATCGTGATGCTGCTCGCGTACAGCGGCCTGCGATGGGGAGAAATGGCAGCCCTGCGCCCGCGTGACTGCAACCTGGATCGCGGCAGGCTCCACATCACGCGATCCGCGTCCAAGGTGAACAGTCGATCCGTCATCGGCTCCACCAAGACATGGGAGCAGCGCACCGTGGCAGTGCCGACGCAAGTCGCCGACATGCTGCGGCCCCTGGTCGCCGGACGCGACCGCGATGCGCTCATATGGACGCGCACGGACGGCACGCCGCTGCGCCCGCCCACGACCACGCACTGGTTCACGAAGGCAGTCCACCGGCTCGCCGACCAGTCGCCGGACTTCCCTCGCGTGACGGCCCACGAACTGCGCCACACCGCCGCGTCGCTGATGATCGCCAGCGGTGCGCACGTCAAGACAGTGCAGCGGCAGCTAGGCCACAAGACCGCCACAATGACGCTCGACCTGTATGGGCATCTGTTCGATGACGACCTGGAGCAGATCGCCGACCGCATGTCTGCCGAATGGACTCGCGCGAACCGTGCCCAAAATGTGCCCACGCTGCACGTGGTCTAGCCTCCGGAGACACAAAAAAAGTCCCCCACCTGCGTAAACAGGTGGGGGACTTTCGTGGAGCTGCCGGGAATTGAACCCGTTTCGTGCCCACGCATAACCGCAGGCAGACTGTCAAGCGACGCCGCCTGACCTGCGGAAACATTCACTCTCTGTAACTGTCTCTCACAGTGCTTTACCGGCAGTTGTGCCCAAAATGTGCCCACGCGTGCCCACGCCGGACCACGCTCGAGAGCAGCCAGCCGGTCGGCGACCACGACCACGACCGCGACCGCTCCGCGCGCCGCCTGGACCTCCACGACCGCGCGCCGCGCGATGACCAGACCAGCCCGCACGATCCGGCGACCGGCCAGCAGCGCAGCCGCCAGCGCGCCGCTGCGGGTCCGGAACACAGCCGCGTCGGCAGCCTCCAGCTCGACCTCCGCAGGCTCCAGCTCGACCGCGAAAAACTCCGCCTCGCGCGCCAGCCAGTACTCCAGCTCCGCCAGCTCCGCGTCCTTGCGTGCGCGCCACTCCGCCGCGACAGCCACCAGCACGTCCTTGTACAGCACGCGGTCCTCGTTCTCCCAGAACAGCGATTCATCGCCCGCGTAGCCCACAGCCCACGCCTCCAGCCGCGCGTCCTGCGCAGCCTTGAGGTCCGCGTAAACCGCCTTGCAGTGCTCCACGAATGCGTTTGCCATGCCCCTGACTTTAGACCCTTATGGGTTGCGGGTCAAACTGCCGCAGGCACGAAAAAACGGGGCACCCGCAGGTGCCCCGCTCTCGCGTAGGATCAGGCTCCGCGTTTCGCGTTGACCTTCCCCACGAATGTCTCCCACTCGCCCGGCGTGATCACTCCGGACTCCGCCAGCTTGTCCATGTGCTGCCACTCCGCCCGCGTGTCCTTCACGTCGTAATCCGTCGCGACAATCTCCGCCGACTCGACCGCCGCGCACACCTTCGGATCGAACAGCCCGCGCACGGTGCCCGTCTCGCGAGCCTGCTCCGCCCGGCTCAGCTCCGCACTGACCCGCTTCTCTGCCGCCTGCCGCGTCTGGTGCCAGCTGATCCAGTTCCCGTACTCGCCCGCCCGGACGATGGACGCGAACCGGTAGAACCGCGCCGACCCGCGCACCTCCGTCTCGCCCTGCGAGAACTCTGCGCGGAACTTGATCGAGTAAGCCATGTGGATTCCCTTCGTTGGTAGCTGACGACGGAGACGTTACGCCCGTATGGGTAGCTGGTCAACCTCGCGCGGAATTTGCTATCGCGGACGCCGGCACTGGCCCAAAATTCGCGATCGCGAATCCTGCCGCGCGTTGACATGCCACCCACATATGCGTAACGTGACCGGCATGAACGCATCCTCCATCGCCCGCCGCCTCCGCCGCGACTTCGCCATTATCACCGTCAGCGACCACAGCCGGACCGGTTACCGCGTGACCGGCCACCAGATCGGCAGCGACCGGTTCGTGACCATCCACGTGCAGATGGACCTGGACGCGACCGCCGACCGCAAGGCCCGCCAGCTCGCCGACGCGATCACGGAGCAGTGGAGCGACTGCGCAGTGACCCGCAACGGCTCCATCCTCACGATCGGGGCAGCAGCATGATCGAGTACATGAGTCGCGGCGAAATCGCCGAGCACCTTGGCATCAGCCTGGACGCGATCAAGTCGTACGACCGGCGTGGCTACCTGCCGGAGCCGGATGCCCGGATCGGACGCAACTACGGCTGGAAACGATCGACCATCGACGCATGGGCAGCCGCACGCCCCGGACGCGGAGCACGCACCGACTGCTCCAGCTGGACGACCGGAGACGACGGCCACCGCATCACCTGCGAGCGCAAGCCCGGCCACGCCGGTAAGCATCAGCGCGACGGCATCCGCTGGTAGCCAGCAGCCCCAGAACGCACGACAGTGCCCCGCAGCCATCACGACTGCGGGGCACTGTTGTGTCCTACGAATAGTTCTGCGTTACGTCCTTCGCTACGAAGTTGTCCCACCGGCCAGACGACGCCAGCAGCGACCGCGTGCACGACACACCGAAATACCGGTTACCCTCGCCGCGCGGAGACTCGTTCTCTGTGTCCGCCCACGCGACCCGCTCCGTGCCCAGCTCCGTGCTGACGCCCTTGAACAGTCGCCAGACGTTATCCGCGTCGCGCGTGACCGTCCACACTCCATCGCCGCCGCCAGTGCCGGACGCCTTCACTGCGTAGTTACTCACGGAGCCGACGCCGCCAGTCAGCACGCCCAGGTCCACAGCGCCATTCGTGATCCGCGCACCCACGCACCGGTCGATCCACCCATCCGATCCGGCCACCAGGTACTGCGGTTGCGAGTTGACTCCGATCGCGTACGCCGCGCAGTTGTACTGATCCGTCTTGAGCGCCACACGATAGATGCCCGCCTGCGCGCCACCCGTCGTGCCGTTGTAGGCGTACTGCCCGGCACTGTTGATCGTCGCCAGCGTGCTGCCGCTGGACGACAGAACCCACCGCGACAGATCGCCGCTGAAATCGTCCTGGATCGTGCGCGGAGCCTCCAGCGCAGTGTCATCGCCGCCCAGCTGGACGAAGAAAACAGTGGGCCGATACATCACATCAAGCTGCGCCTGCGTGATGGTCGCCGGAGCCGGAGTGCCACGCGGATCGCGCACGCCGCCGAGCTGGAAGGGACGAAATATCGCGTTGTCCGCGTCGATCGTGGTCGTGCCAGCCAGGTACGCAGTGCCCGGCCCCGTGATCCGCGCCTGCACCGCCCATATCTCGCCGTACTGCATCGCGACGCCCGGCAGCGACACCTGCCAGTGTGTGTACTTCGTGCCGAGCACGTACGCCGTATCCGCACTCGTGAACGCGTAATGCGCCACGCCATCCACGACGCGGAACACGTCGAAATACATCGACCCAATGTCGCCGACCCTGCGCCCGATGAACGAAAGCACTTGTTTCTCGCCAGCTTTCGCGATCCGCACGAATGCCAGCCGCGACTCCACCGCAGTAACCGGCACGTCCTCGCGCGCCCACACGAACGGCATCGAACTGTCGCCAGTGTTGTCGATGCCATCCCACAGCGGTCGCCCGCCCTGGAGCGCGAGCGCAGTATTCAGCGACGCGACACCATTCTGCGCAGCCTGCGCCACAGTCGATGCCGCCTGCGAATCCTCCGCAGCCTGCCCGATGCCGCCCAGCATCCCCTCCACGCGCGACTGAATGTCGCCGACGCCCGCGCCCGGCTGCCCGGCGATCGCCTCCGCAATGTCGCCCACAGCCGCGTCCGTCTTGGCCTCCGCGTACGCAGTGGACAGCTCGCCAGTCTGCACCGTCTCGCCCTGGAGCATCCGTTTCGTCGCGAGCTGGTCGCCAGCCGGAGCGACCTTGCCCGCGTACGGATTCATCGTCTTAGCCATCGCTCCGCCCTCCTATCAGTAGTTCTGCGCCAGCAGCGTCAGCGTCGCTGTGTTCACAGTCGGATACTGGAATAGCTGCCCCTCACCGCGAAACTGCAACTCGAAATAGTCCAGCGGATAGACCCAGACGTACGCCGTAACCGTTGCGCTACCGCCACTTCCATTCGCACTCGTCGCGAGCACTTCACCGCCATTCATCAGGATTCGCACGTTCGTGGACACCGCGATACCGCCCGAATAGTTGACTGTCGCTGTGATGGTCGCCGAGAACGGAGGACACTGCTCCGGCACCAGCAGCCCAGAACCGAACGTCTCCGTGCCCGGATAACCCGCGTCGGCGACCATGCTCGTGATCGTGTTGTAGACGTTGCCCGTACCGCGATGCGTGGCCGAATTGACCAGCCGCCAGTCATTCGGACGCTGCCACACCTTGCGATACTGGCTGCCGTCCCACACCATCGCGCGATCCGCTGCCGCAGAACCGGATTGCAGATCGTCCACGTCCTCGAAATACCCGTAGGTGCCGCCCTCCCACGTGAACAGATTCGACATGTCAGACCACCACGTACAGCACGCCAGCCTCGCCGGTAGTCGGCAGGCTCGATGCACTGCCGATCCACACGCCTGACGCGCCGCCCTTGTTCGCCACCTTGCCGTCCAGCGCGTCCTGCACGCCCTCCAGCCCAACGTCCGCCGCAGTCAGCTCGACTGCGCCCGTGCGGCCATTGACCGAATCGACAGCGCCACCGCCGCCACCGGACGGAGCCGACTCGAGAGTGTCGAGCCGACCCGCGTGCGATTGCAGCTGCGCCTCGTGCGCGTCCAGACGATCCCCGCCAGCCGACAGCCCAGCGTCCAGCCCGTCCACGCGCCCGCCCAGATCGCCCACAGCGGAACCGATCGTGTCCAGCTGTCCCGACAGCCCGTCCACTTCGCCGATCGAGTGCGTGTGCCCCACAGCCGCATACAACGCATCCGCCTGCGCCTGCGTCAGCCCCGCAGTGATCCGCTGCTGCACGTCCTCCGTCAGATCGTCCCAGACGATCGCCAGCTGCCCCACATCGCCGCCGCCGACAGACGGCAGATCATTCCACGCCGTCACACCGTCGCCGACCTTGAGCGTATGCGTATCGAGCGCGAACCCCGGTTCGCCCGCAGCCAGTACCGGATTCGACTCCGCCGCGTCCACCGACGAATTACGCCGGAACTGAATCAGAAACGCCATCAGAGCACCCCGCCATCGAACTCGACACCCGCAGGACCGCCACCAGTCACCAGATCGTCAGTGACCGGCACGCACCACACATTCAGCGACGCAAGGCCCTTGCGATGCTTCCACGGCAGCACACCGGCCAGCCGACGCAGCACCAGGAACAGAGTCACGTCCTCGCCAGCCGCGACCACCGCCTGATCCGGCTTGCCGTCGTAGTCCGGAGTCGCCTGGAGCCACTGATCGCCGCCGCCGTAGCAGACACCACGCGCCACGATCGCGCCGGAATCGCTGCCCAGCCGAATCTCCGCAGCCATGTTGCCGTCCACCGGCCCTGCCATGTGGCAGCCGGAGAACGCACGCGGTCGCCACGGAAACGGCTGCGCCGGAACGTTAACCGTCACCATCGTGCGCTGCGGAGCGGTCGTGCCCACCAGCTGGTTGTACTCCGTCCACGCCGCCGCGTCGGGGTAGTACGGACCAGTCTCCGCGTAGTACGGGGCAGGCTCCCACCGGCCCAGCGCGCCGTACCGCAGCACGGAGCCGACCTGCGGAGTGCCCGCCTCCTGGTTGTAGTCCTCCGCGTTCTGGATCGCCGCAGACGGACCAGCCGGACCTCGCCGACCCTCCGGCCCCTGCTGCCCACGCGGCAGCGATACGTGGTACTCGAACACGCCCGGAGCAACCTCCGTGAACCCGTGCGACGGTTCGCCGCCCGGAGCAGTCGTGCCGATGTTGCCCGGCACCAGCTGCACGGACGGACCACGATCGCCCTGCGGCCCCCGGAACTGGCCCACGTTCACGAACTCGCCGCTGCGCTCGCTCCACGCCCAGAACTCGCCTTCGCCCTCCGTGACGTAGCCCGTGGACTTCTGCCCTTCGGTCGGATCGTCCGGCAGCTCCGACTCATCCGTGATCAGCTCGATGTGCTCGAACGGACGCGCAGCCTCGCCCGGAGGTCCCTGGATTCCCTGCCGACCACGCGGCAGCTGGAGCAGCCCACGCTTGTTCCGCACCTCCACCAGCAGCACGCCGGAAGTCGGATAGTCCTCATAGTCGATGAACTGTGCCGTCAGCCCCAGCGACAGATCATCGAACGTCGCGCCATCCTTGTCGTAGTCAGCCATCCGCTGCCCCTTCATCATCCGCGTGCGCGAGCCGGTACGCCGCCAGCTCCTCGCGCAGCTCGCCTATCTCCGCCAGTGCCTCGTCCAGTGCCGTCTGCGTGTCCGCCAGCTGCTCGCGCAGCGCAGTCATCTCCGACTCGTACAGCTGCCGCTGCTCTTTGATCTGCACGCTGATCCCGTGCAGCTGGTCCGTCAGCAGCCGCACCCGCTGATCGTTCAGAATCGCCGCCGCCGCCTCGATCTGCGCCCGCGTCTCGATCCGCGCCTGCTCGACCTCCGCAGCCGACTTCACATCGGCCACCTGCTGATCCGCCCTGTCCCGCCGAAACCGTGCGATCGCGTCGCGCACCTTGCCGTAGGTGACCAGCACAGCTGCAACAACTGCGCTGATCACCCCGACCGCGACGACCACCGGATGCGTTGCGATCGTCGCATCCATGCGTCAGCCCTTCGCGTGCTTGCCGTACGCCGTCAGCTCCGGCTCGACCTTCGCCGGAGCCAGGAACGGCAGGTACCGCTCGATCCACGCATTGACGCCCGGCAGATTGAGCACCTTCGTCACAGCGCCAGTGACCACGATCGCCTGCGCGCCCAGCACCGACTCATCCAGCCCGGAAGTCGCCAGCACAGTCGGCACCAGCGAGACCAGTCCGACCAGCGCCGCGAGCACGGTGCGAACCGTTGCGCGCGTACTGTTTTCCACTTGAGTTGCAGCCATGCCGCACCCCTCTCTCGTCACATTGCGACTACGCCGTACTTCGGATTCGGCCAGTACAGAGTCCGATGCTCGAACCTCTGCCGCCGTCCGCCGTCGTAGTCCTCCTCATTGCCGACCGGCCAGCCGGACGGACCTTGCTCGAACCGCTCCGCCGCGTACCGGTCGCCGATCTTCCCGCCGACGAAGTAACCCGGCTGCCCATAGCGCCGATACAGCACGCCGCCCTCGAACGCCTGCACGTCGCCCACGCCCTGGATCACCGCGTGCCGCTCGACCGGATAACCGAGCACCCCAGCCTCCCAGCCGAGACCGGCCCACGACTCGAACACGTGCATCGGCACCGCGATTGCGCGATCACCATTCGCCTTGCCCTTGCGGACACGCGGATGCCAGTACACATATCCGTGCTCGAACTGCGCGAACCTGCCATCGCCGTCCGGCGTGGGTACTTCGCCCTTCGTGATGCGCTTGCCCAGCCACGCCGCAGCCCGCTTCGCCTCCGCGTCAATCTCATTCACGACCGGAGTGCCGCCACCGGCCATCCAGTCGTAGTGATCCTGCGCTGTCCGCATGTACCGTGCGTGGTACTTGCCGCCGTTGGCCAGGTGATACGGACACGAAGTCGCGTAGAAATCGCGATGGTCGCGAATGTTCTTCCCGTACTGCGGCCTGCCGAGCTTGTAGTACCAGCACAGCGCCGCAGCCCACTTCGCACCCGCGTCGATCGTGGCATCCGAAATCGGCCAGTCCTGCGCCGCCCCAGCACTGTTCGAGTGCTCGATGGTCAGTGACTCCTGATTCGCGATCGTGTCCGCGTTCGCCCACGCCGTATCCGAATCGTTCACCAGCTGCCCCACGCGGCCATTCGGCTCGATCTGATAGTGCGCCGACGCCTCGCGCGTCTGCCACGTATTCCACGTGCTGTCAATCGAATTGACGCCCGCGTTATGGTGACGCACCACGTACTTGATCGAACGCCCGCCGCGCCCCGGCGTGAAGTGCTTGTTCATCAGCCGCGTCACGTCCGGCTCCACCTTGAAATAGTCAGGCATACAGTCACTCTCCTACGTGGCTAGGCTCACCGCCTTGATCCACTTTTCTAAATCCTTCGACCTGCGGATGCCTCGCGCGATCGGATGCTCGCCCACATCGTCATCGCCGATCACCGTCGAAACCTCCACGGCCCCAGTACGCGAGTCCCGCACCGTCGCACTGTTCACGACCTGCTCGTGCCACTCGTCCTCGATGTACGCCTGCACAATGTCGCCGATGGTGAAATCCTCGCCGAAGCTGTACGGAATCCCGTCCACCGTCTCGAATCGCACAGTCCGGCGTGCCTTCTTCTCGTGCATCGCCTGGAGACCGGCCTGCGCCGCGTCGGCAGTGAACCCGCCAGCGCCGCCGTTTGCGTATCCCTCTCGAAAGTAGAACTCACCGTGTGTCAGTACGGTTTCCCAGTGATCAAACCGGTTGAACGCGAACAGAACGTCATTGAACTGGTCCGTGATGATGTTGCCCACGCCTGCGAGACCGAAGTACGTCAGCGCACCATTGATGATCGCGTTCGCGCCCTGCGCAATCAGATCATTGATGAAATCGTAGGACTTGCCGCCCACGATGATGTGCGCCGCCGTCTGACCCTGCCCGGACACCTTCGACCACTTGATGCCGCCGCCGCGACCCTCATGCCACTTGATATGCCGCATATCGCGATTCGGCTTCACGTCGAGCACAATGCACGGCTTGGTCAGGTTGTGAGTCTCCGGCGACGGCTGCGGATCGCCCGGCAGCCACAGCGAGAGAGTCACATTCGCGTCAGTGTCTTTCAGCGCGTCCTTGAACAGCTCATCCATCGGAGCCATACGTGCCATGAAATTCGAGTAGTTCCGCAGCTTGAACCACTCGCGCCCGTCCGGCCACAGCACCTCGATCGGCAGCCGGTACCGCAGAATGTTCTTGAACACGTAGTACTTGATCGCCGAATCAATCGGCCCCAGAAATGGATCGTTCTGCGGCCACTGAACCGACAGCGGCAGCAGCGGATTCGGCCACGCGAGCAGCGCCCGCATGTGATACCAGTCCGACACCAGCGCGCACGTCAGCGTCTTGTTCCCCGGCGTGCCTTCGTTGTCGTATGTGAGCACACGCCCAGACCAGCGTTCGTTACGGTACTGGCAGGTGACCGGCACTACATCGCCGTGCGGACGCGACGCCGTTGGCGCACACTCCATCAGACGCGCAGCGTGCGGCGAATCAGCTGGCAATACCAGCGATCCGCCGCCCACATCGTTGCGCTTCCACTCGAACTCCGCAGTGATGTAGTCGCCGATCGTCCCCTGCTCGTTGTAACTGTGGTCGTAGTACGTGATGCCCAGCTGAGGCAGAGCAATCACAGCATCACCATGCCCTCCGATAACGCGGCGAAACCACCGCATCCACCCGTGAATTTGTCGTGCCATTCGTGACCTGCGCGGCCAGCTCCACCGACTTGCCCGGAGGCAGAACGAAACTCAGATCGTGGTCGCGCGGCAGATCGCCGCGACGGTTACGCCCGTCCTGATCCACGATCGTCAGCCGGTTCGGGTCCGTGTCAATCTCGAGCCACTGCCCCGCGTACAGCTCCGGCAGCTGCGTCCAGCGATCGCCAGCTCCGAACCGGAACAGGCCCGGCCCCTGGACCTTGATCACCGGATAACGCTCGTAGTCGCCCAGGTTGTGCACCAGCCCCCTGTCGAACGATTCCCGCACGGACAGAATCGGATACGTCTCCGGGAACCCCGAATAGAACGCATCATCCGATGCCAGCACATAGTCGTACTTCGCCATGCCCTGCTTGCCCGGCTCCGTCTGCCACTGCGGATCGCTCGCGTCATCCACGCGGCAGTCCAGCCACCGGTAACCGTGGCTCGTGATGAAACACAGCCGCCCCAGCAGCTCCTCGTGCAGATCGCCCTGCCACTCCGAATCCAGATCGCGCCAGCGATCGCCCGTGCGCATCGGCTGCCGCCAGACCGGATCACCCACCAGCACAGACAGATTCACTCGCCGATACTTGTACCGCGTGCCCCGGTAAATGCGCCCAGGGATTCGAGCTGGCTCCGCACTCGCCTGGTCGAACTCCGGGAAGTGCTGACCGGAGAGACCTCCGGCCAGCATCACCCCAGCGTCGCCAGCTTGCAGATTCCAGACGTGATCCCTGGTCGCACTCGTCCAGTACACGCGCACCTGACTGTCCTGCATCACATGCCCGCCTTAACCTGTGCGTTCTTCTCGTCACGCTCCTGCCGAGAACGGAACTCGTCGTAATCCGTCACGTGCATGTCGCCGTGCACCACGGTGCCGATGATGTTCGCCGGAGTAGCCAGGTTGTCCTCGCTCGCTCCGCCGACCGGCGCAGCGTGAGCACTACCGGCCACGCCGTACCGCGACACCTTGTCCGGCAGCAGCTCCGACGCGTTCGGCAGCACGTCGCCCAGGTTCAGCACCTCGAACAGCGCATCCAGTGCAGCCGCCTGCGGGTCCTCGAACCACGACCCCTCCGGCTTCCACCGGTCGCCCGTGCTCGATACGCCCGGCACGCCCGACTGGATCGTGGACGAACTACCGCCGCCGCCGCTGACCGTCGAAACACGTTGCGTACCCGTGCCTCCACTCGACTCCGGCCAGTTCGTCACGTAGACCGCCGTGCCGCTGCCCGATCCGCCCGCAGACGAACCGGAACCGGTGCCGGTGCCGCCAGTGGCCGAACCGCCGCCGAGCGCACTCACGCCCGCGTCAGCGCCGATCGTCGGAGCGCCCGCGTCCAGCCCGCCGAAAAACTCCGGAGGCAGGTGCGCGTGATCCGTGAACGACGGATCATCAGCACCAGCGGCCTGACCGCCGTACTGACCATCACCGCGAGCGCCGCCCATCTCGAAATTCACCCCGTTGGGCAGCGTCGCGGCAGTATGCCCGCCGTACGGCCCACCGTTGAACCATCCGATATTGAGCGATCCGGACGGACCAAGACCAGGCTTGAACCCTCGAGCTTTCAGCTCGCCATCCTCCGAACCGGTCGCGAATCGACTACCCCACGGATCGCGACCCGTAGCGTAATTCGCAAGTGCCGAAACAGCTCCCGAGCAATCGCCCCAATGGACCCCGCCCCAGTCGTAGCTCGCCCCTTCGACACCCTTCGCGAACTCCACCAGATCGTTCGCCGACACAGCGCCACCCTCTGCCAGCCCCGGCAGATTGTTCAGCATCCCAGCATTGAGCGCCTGGAGCAGAGCCATATGCCGCTTGGTCGCTGCCGCGTTCACCACGAACTCGCCCGCCGAAACCATTGCAGTCGGAACACCATTCGCGTCTCGACCCAGGATCGAGTCAGACGTACCGGTGCCCGGCCCATACAGCAGCCCGTCCCGACGACGCCCCGCGCCAGCCACGCCGCCAGTCGCCAGCAGCGGCAGGTCCGGCGTGTCGATGGTGAATCCCTTGCCACCGATCAGTGGAATGTTGTCCGGAATCTTCATCGAGATACTGAAATTGTTCCACTTCTCGATGATCCAGTTCAGCGCCCCGCGAAACGCCTCCTTGAGTCCGTCCCACATGCCCGACAGCGCGCTGGTGACCTTGCCCGGCAGACCCTGGAAGAATCCCAGCAGCGCATTCCACTTGTCCGTAATCCACTGCGTCGCAGTTGATGCCGCATTCGGCAGCGTCTCAGTGAACCACCGCACCAGCCCCTCGAACACGCCTTTCAGGAACTCCCAGACAGCCGAAACGGCAGCCTTGACCCCATTCCAGGCAGCCGAGACGATATTGCGGAACGTCTCACTGTTTTTGTACGCCAACACAATTGCGGCCACCAGCGCGACCACGATCGCGATTACGATGCCGATTGGGTTGGCAGACATGGCAGTATTGAGCAGCCACTGCCCCGCAGTCCACATCTTCGTGGACGTGATCGCCGTCTGTAGGAACTTGAGGAACCCGCCAGCAGCCATCACATTCTGCTGCACCGCGAGCGCGCCGAACGCGATTGTTGCCGCGCCGACGACGATCGCAACGTTCTCCACCGTCGTCTTGTTCTCCGCCAGCCAGCCCGTGAACGCCTGCACCGCAGGCACTGCCGTGCCCGTAACCCAGCCCATGCCGTCCGTCAGCACACCGAACAGTCGCGTCGCGATCGGCTCGATCTGCACCAGCACGTCATTCTTGAACATCTCGAACTGCTCAGAGAATGTGCGGGTTTCGTCCGCAACGCCCATGATCGTGTCCGACGTTGCGCCGGTCGCCGACACGAAGTCGTCCACCGACATTGCGCCGGACTTCACCGCATCCACGAACTGCCCCGCACCACGCGTGCCGAACAGCTTGCCCGCCAGGTCGAGCGCCTTCGCGTCCTCGCCCGTCTCCAGGAACTTCTCAATCTCGACCACGGTGCCGTAGAGCGCCTTTTGCGGCTCCTCGCCATTCTTCGCAAACTCGATCATCGCCCTGGACATGCTCGCCAGCGTCTTGTCCGCGTCCATGCCGTTCTTATCGAGCTGGCCCGCCAGCGCCGCCGACTCCGCCAGTCCGAATCCGAATTGACGCAGCTGCGGCCCCGCCTTGACAGCACTCGTCGCCAGGTCCGTCACAGACAGGCCAGTGGCCTGCGACACCTGGAATAGCGAATCCAGCGCCGCCTCTGTGTCGGCACCGCTGATGCCGAATCCGGAGAACGCCTGCGACACCTTGTTTATGTCCGCGTCGATGCCCATGTTCGACAGCTCCAGGAACTGCCGACTCAGCCGCTCCAGCGGCTCGCCCGTCAGCCCCAGACGCGTGTTCAGATCGGCGACCGTGCTGCCAATGTCCTCGAACGACGCAGGCACCTGCGATCCCAGGTTCTTCGCGACGCCCACCATGCCGTCCAGCGCCTCACCGGTCGCGCCGGTACCCACGCGGATCGTGTTCTGCATGTTGGTGAAATCGCTGCCGACCTTGAACAGCGCCGCCCCGGCAGCCGCCAGCGCACCCGCAGCCAGCACACCGAACTTCTTCAACTTCTCGCCCGTGCGGCCCGACGCCTCGCCCATCTCGTCCAGGTCGCCAGCCGCGTCCTCCGCCGCGTCGCCCGCAGCATCGGTGGCCTTCTTCTGCTCCGTCTCCGCCTTCGTCAGATCGTCAGCAGCCTTGCGTGCCTTGTCACTCGCAGTCGTCTCGTTACGCTTCGCCGTCTCCAGCTTCTCGACTGCCGCAGTGTATTTCGCGCCGGACGTTACGCCCTTCTCGCGCAGCTCTTGCAGCTGCGCCTCCGCCACGCGCACCTTGCCCGCAGCGTCCTGCTCCCGATTGCGAGCAGTCACCAGCTTGTCCGTGGCCCGCTCCACGTCTTTCTGCGCCTTCGCGATACCGTCCGCCGCCGACTTACCGGCACGCTGACCGGCAGCAGCGAAATCGGTTTCCAGTCGCTGCGCAGCGGACTTCGACGCTGCCCCAGTCCCATCGACTAGGGCAGCGGCGAACCCGCGCATAGACGGCAGTACGGGAACCCATACAGCATCATCATCAGCCATGCGATCACCCCGTGCTGTCCTTCGTTCTCTTCGGTGGCGCAATGGATTCCAGATACGCCATCACTTCTGCCACCGACCGCCCGCCCGTATCGCCCAGAGTGTCCTCCGGCCTCTTCCACGGTTTCGGGTTGTGCTTCTGGTCCTTCGGCTTGCCGCCGCCCAGGACCGCGATCTGCGCTGTGTTCTCGCGAATGCGGAACTCCAGCAGGTTGATCAGCGCGTGGAGGTCAGACCACCAGACGCCATCGTTCTGCGCGGCAGCCCGCGCGTTGACCGGTGGCAGCCACTTGATCAACGCGCGGAGCTTGCGCAGGGTTATCTCGCCGCGCCAGTACGCAGCGATCGGGTCATACCCGTACGTCGCCTCTAGCGCCGCTTCTGTCGCTTCGGCCCACGGCCCGAGGAGCGACGCGATTGTGTAGGGTTCCCGTCCTCGTCCTCAGCCATCGCGTCCCGCTGAATCTGCGCCAGCATGATGCCGATGTAGCCGGAGCGCCCACCCAGCTCGCGGAACCGGTCGAACTGTTCTTCGCCCAGGTAGTACTCCGCCAGCTCCATGTCGGTCTCGACCTCCAGCAGACCATCCTTGAAATCGTCATCCGCGAGCAGCGGATGCGGAATGGTGAAAGTCTCGCCCTTCCACTGGAACTCGATGGTTTCGCCGCCGACAGCCTCCGCGCGCTGCTCGACAATTGCGCCCAGATCGTAAGTGCTCATTGTGTTTCCCTCATTCTGGTGAGTCGTGGTGAGTCGAACGGGGACAGACGGCACGGACTCACCACGCGTGCCGCCTGCCCCCAGTCATGCCGGTACGGCAGTCAGATCACTGACCGCCGCCACCGCCGCCGCTGCCGCCGCCCGGCAGGGTCGGAAGTCCCCAGCCCTCGCGAAACTCGCGCTTGACCGAGAAACCATCGGGACCGACGTATGCCGTGATCGTCGCGTCATACGCGATGATCGAATCCCGCTTGTAAACGATGTCGCCCCGGTCGGTGACCTCGCCGTACGGAATCTGAATGCGACGCGCGTAGATGCCATCCACAATGTCGATTCCGAACGCGCGCACGTCCTGAGCCTTCGGCTCGCCTTCCAGGAACGACAGAACCTCTGTGCCGTCTCCGGCCTCTTCCACCGTCCAGTCGTCCAGACCCTGCCGGTAGTACAGGCTGATCGTGTGGAAATTCGACTCCCACAGGACGCACTGGAAGGTCTGCACGGATCGCGTATACGCGACGCGGATCGGCGATGTGCGCTGCCACGGCACGAACTCCTGCTTGTCCTCGTCCCGCGACTCCGTGATGCCGTCGCCGCTGATGAACCCCAGGTCCACCGCATCGGCAGTCCACGGACCCATCGCAGTCGGGAACTCCATGCCGACCGCGCCCATGCGCAGCGCGCCAGTGACGCCGAGCCGTGCGGCATCCTCTTCGTATGCCATATCTGCCCCTTTGGGTATGCGAAAGCGCCCCAGCCCGTGCAGGACTGGAGCGCCGTCGTCTGTGTGTTGTTGTCGTGCAGCTACACTCGCCAGCTCACTGTCGCAGTGAACTGCCAGCGCCGCAGCTGCGGATTCGGGTCGGATACCTCGTGCGGCAGATTGTCCAGCGTCACGATGACCCGCCCGTGCACGCCCTCGACCCACGCCGCCACATCGCGAGCGACCGCCGCCGCGACGTGATCCTCATTCGCCCACACGATCACGTCGTGCGGAACTGCACGCCCCAGCGTGCGACCGCCCCACGCCTCGAATGTGGGAGTGCCCGGCAGCCCGAGCACCTGGACGCGCGGCAGCTGCCACGGTTCATCCACTGGCATCTCATGGCCCACTGACCATCCGCCCTCGTGGACGACCGCGATCAGCTCCGCGAGCGGATCAAGAGTCGCCGCCACCGCCCGCACCCTTCGGCTTGCCCGGCTTGACCGGTGCAGCGACCGGCTCCGGCTCGACCGGCTTGAGTCGCCCGAACTTGACCAGCACGCGAGCGTCCTCGTCCGGCATCGTCACCAGATCGCCGACCCGCTCGCCCTTGTGCGCCGCAAACGCACGTCGATATGTACCCATGTCTCACCCTCCACGCGCCGCGCGACGTAGTGCCGCCCGCCGCCTCGTCTTGCTGTCTCCGTACTCTTCGTTCGCCTTGTCGGAGACCACGTTCACGAATGGTCGCCCGCCAGGACGCACGCCCGACTCCACGCGGATCGTCGCCGTACCGCCCTCGCTGTCATTGATCGCCTGCGCCCGACTGGCGACCGCCTTCGCCTTGCGATCCATCGCCTGCCGGACAGCACGCGCCCGCACCGCCTTGTCCCACGTGGCCTGTGACAGCTTCATCCGCTGACCGCCGTCAGCTGCGCCTCCACGTGATGCACTCCGCCCGGTTTGGTCGGATGCGGCCACCGCGCCACGTCGCCGTCCACCTGGACCTCACGCCCAGCGAACCGCACGCGGTCGATCGCCGACAGCGGCAGGTCCATGCCCGGAGGCGTGACCAGCAGCCAGCCGGAGGTCAGCAGCACTCGATGGTCCGCCGTCTCCGTCTGCGCGTTCGGCTGCACGGACACCAGCCGCTCCACCGGTACGACCGTCACGGCCTCCGGCGACCAGTCCAGGACTGCGCCGCCAGGGTTGTACGGATCAGTCTTGCGGCCCGGCTTCACAATCTCGATCCGCGTTGTGTATCCCAGCGGCATCAGACCACCGCCCGGTACGGATCAAGCTGCCGGTACTCGTCGGCGAAAAACCCGCCAACTGCATCGCGCCCGAACGACATTGAGCCGACCGCCTCCGACTTGCGAGCCAGCGGGTTGTCCGCGTTGCGCGCTGCTAATGCCAATACAACGCGAACCACGTCCGGTGCCGTTTCGTGCCCGTGCGTCAGCTTGACCTCCACGCTGCGGAACTCGTCGGACCAGCAGCCCACACGCTTGCGCAGCGCACCGTCCGCCGACCAGCTCCACGCACGCTCCGGCAGCAGCTCGCCGTCCTCGCGCACCTCCAGCACCTCGACCACGCGAGTCGTCGGCAGCGTCAGCTCCTGCGTGCCACTGCCATTCAGCACCAGCGTCTCCGTGCGCTCGCCGAGCACGTGCCACTGGCAGTACGTGCGGACAGCAGCCAGCGCGCCCTCCACGGCCATGTCAGCCTGCGCCCCGGCGACCACCTCGCCGTCCGTGAACCGCTCCAGGTCCGCGCCCGTCAGAATGTCCGGCATGTCAGCCCTCTGCCCCCTTGTCGGCAGCGGCAGCACGCTTGCTGCGACTGCGAGTCTTGTTCTCCGCCTTGACCTGCGGAGCCTTTGCCTCCAATGCCGGCATCTGCCCGACAGGCTCCGGCACAGCGACCTCTGCCGCCTTGTCCCGCACCCGCGCAGGCTTGTACAGCACCGCGCCCTTGTACTTCGTCTCCGCGTCCCGCTCCGTCATCCGGATTAGGTACTCGAATCCGTCCCGCTCGACCTTGTACAGCTTCAACATGTTTCGTCCTCCACAACGCAGAAACGGGGCAGGCTCTCGAGAGTGAGAACCTGCCCCGCCTTACCTACCGGCCCGGATCAGTCGCCGCTGCCGCTGCCGCCGCCCACCGGAGCCTTGCCGACCAGCTCGACCTCGCAGAACGCCTCCGGATTGCGCACGGCCAGTGCGATCCGCTCCTCCGCGCGAGTCTTCACGCGGTTGTGAATGAAATCGTCCTGATCGCTGATCGTGGATTCGACGCGCACGCCGCCCTTGCGATACATGGTCGCAGCCTGCTGGAAGTTGCCCACCAGCGGCTTGCGACGCTCGATCACCGGAGTGACGACGGTACGCAGACCCCAGATCGGAGGCTGGACCATGATCCCGCCATTGCCGTACTGGCCCTGGAAGAATCCGCCGCCCACGTACTGATCGTTGCCGTCGCGGTGCAGACGGAAGTCCTGGTAGTCCAGCGGATGGATGACCAGCGCATCGGCCTCGTAGTCCGTGGCAGTGCTGATCTTCGTCATGGCACGGAACAGCGCATCCGCGTTGTCCTCGTACGCCTCCGACAGCTCCGCCTGGACGCCGGTCCGGTTCAGGATGCCGGTCAGGTTGTTGCCGGTGCCGTCGCCGCGCAGCAGCTGCTGCTCCTCGAACACAGCGAGCTTGTACAGCAGACGCTGGTTGATCTCCGACGCCCACAGCGGCAGATCCTCCAGAATCTCGTCCGTGAACCCGATCCACGCGGCGATCTTGCGCAGCTCGTCGGTGACCGGAGTCGGCTCCTCGATGTGCACCTGCGGCTTAAGACCACCCTCCGCGACAGTCGCGAAATCGCCTTCGAAACCGCCTTCCAGGTAGTACCGGATGCTGGTGCCGGACATGGTGCCCTTGCCCAGCAGATCGGCGATCACCAGGCGATCACGCTTCGCGCGCTGGATGCTGGTATCCACGTCCACCAGCTGGTCGTCGGCGAACTGTCCGGTGGGAGTGCTCTGCACGTCGGTGCGAGCCTTCGCCGGAATGAACTCCGGTGCCTTGAACACCTTCGCGCCAGCGTCGAGACGATCGCGGAAGTTGTCGCCGAGCGACTTCACGAAGTGCTCGCCGAGCGTCTTGGCAGCAGCGCCGCCGTCCGGACGCGACTCCGACACGCCGCCCTTGGCACCGAGCGACTTGACCTGATTCAGCAGCCCGGCATCCTTCTCCGCACGCGCGATCTGCGCATCCAGCTGCTCGACCTCCGCCACGATGCCGTCCAGCTCCGCCGACTTCTCGTCAGTCAGCACGCCGCCCTCTGCGGCATCCACGATCGCCTGCGCGGCAGCCATCTTCGCTGCGCGAGTTTCCTTGAGCTTCATCTGTAACCCTCTCTCGCCCGGTTTCGGGCACGAAAAAACCGGCCCCCACTTCGGGGACCGGTTGCAGTTCGTTCTCTCGTATTCCGTTGTGCTGGAACCTCAGCGCCGCAGCGCCAGCAGTCGCAGCTTCGCGGATGCGACCGAAACGGACGGATTCGCCTCCGGCTCCGCTGGCCCCTCATCGGGACGGACGGACGCCGCAGACTTACCGCTGGCATCGTCGTCGCTCTCGCTTTCGTCCGAATCATCGCCGGACGGCAGAACAGACTTGATTGCCTGCGCGGCAGTCTCGAGCGATTCGAGCGCCCCGCGCAGTGCATCCTCATTCTTTACGGACAGCGTTCGGCCCGCTTTTGCAGCCAGCGACTGCGCCAGCTCCTTGACCGCGACAATCTCCGTCGCCTGATTCGCGCCGACCTGGACCACCGAAACCTCATGCAGTTTCAACTCTTTCAGCGAGTAGTACGCGTTCTCGTAGTCCTCGCCGCCGCCATCCTTCATCGGGATGACCATTTCGCCGTCCTCGACCTCGTACATGAAAGACATTTGCCCGACGCGGCGACCCTTGAGCAGCCGGTACACATGCGGCCCCTTCGGCGACTCCATGTCCACCCGCACATGGACTTTCAGCCCAGTGTCGTCCTGCTCCGCCTTGAGCACGTGGCCCACGTTGTAGTCCGGATCGGCAGTGTTGTGCGCCCAGTACAGCGGAATCGACTGCCCCGACTTCTCCCACGCCTCCAGCGTTTTCGTGAACGCGCCCGGCTCCACCACGTCGCCGTAACTGTCCTTGTTCCCGAAAACCGATGCGTAGCCGATGAACTCGCCCTCGCCCAGCCCGTCATCGGGACCAGCCTTCACGCGAGTCAGATCAATTGCCTTAGTTTTCATTCGTCGCCGCCCTCCGCGTCGTCGTCCTGCTCCGGGTCCTGCGACCCGTCCACGTCTGCCTCGTCGCCCTGCTGCCCCGGCACACCCAGGTTCTTCGGCACGATCAGATCGTCTCCGCCTTCGATGCGCGGCATGTTCATCCGCGCTCGCACTTCGTTGCGCGTCATGTACGGCCCGCCCGCAGCCTGATACATCACGTTGCCCTGCTCCTCGAAACTGCCTTCCAGCTTCTCGCGAATGTTGAACTCCACGTACTCCGATGGGTCCGCGTCGATCTTCGGCAGCAGCTGCGCGTTCAGACGCGCCTCGATCATCGCCAGGATCGGCCCCAGCGTGTCGCCGTACAGCCCGCGACGGAACTCCCGCACGTTCGAGTAGTTCGCGTTATCGAGCACGCCGACCATCGTCGGATTCACGTGGTAGACACTGGCGACCGTCGTCAGCGCCAGCTTGGTGCCCTCCACGTAGTCCTCATCCTTCGCGGAGAACCCGACACGTTTCAGCTCCATGCCGTCCTCGAGCAACGGCACGCCGCCGACCTTCTTACCGTTGCCCGTATACGCCTGCGACCACGCACGTTTGAACCGTGCCCGGCCAGCGTTGCCCCACTCCGGCGCATCCTTCGGACGCGTCAGGTACGTGCCGACCCTGCCGCCGTTGTCCCACAGCTGGCGACGGAACGTCTGCGCGCTGATCTGTTCGTGCAGAATGCCCTTGAGTGCTTCGATCGGAGTCGCGCCCGACTGCGGATCGTCCGGATTCCAGCCATGAAACTCGACCATGTTGGCCTTCGGCACCAGCACTGGCTTGGTCGGCTGGTCCGGATACTGCACCACGTAGCCCTCGTGCGAGTATGCGGACTTCTTCGACTTGCCGGTAACCCATCGCGGAGGCACGCGCCGCAGCTCGTACCCCGAATCCATGTCAGGGTTTGCCATCACCAGCAGATAGGCGTGGTCGTACAGCCCCAGATCGGCCACCAGCCCGTACACCAGCTCGTACGTCGTCTCGTCATCGTTCGGCTGCCGCAGCACCTTCGCCAGCGTGCCGTCGCGCACCCGCTCGCGACTGTCGTCCCGCGTACGCGTGAACGCGTGCAGCCCCAGCTGCGCGACGTTGCGCGCCAGGAACGTGATCACCGTCCGCAGGTGCGGCTGCTCCCGATACAGCTCCTCCGGCGACTTGCCCAGCATCTGCGCTGCCAGCGTGTCCAGAATCGGCTGCACCGTAACGGATGCCGGTGGATACGCCGGAACCGGTCGAAATCCCAACCATGTGAATATGCCCACTGCTCACTCCAATACGAAATCGTCCAGGTCCACGTCCTCCGACTCCCACGCCGACCTCTTTTGCGCGTCCAGCCCCTTCATCAGCAGCCAGATCGCCGCAACTGTCGCGATCAGTGGCGCAACGTCATCCGCAGACTTCGCCATGTCGAATACGAACGCGTTACCCAGCGGCTTGATCTTCGCCGTCGCCGCCGCAGCATTGAGTACCGGCTGGTTCATGTGCACGTAGCGCGCACCTGGATCGTTCGTCACCAGGTCGAAAAACTGCCCGTGCGCCTTCGTCAGATCGCTGCCGCCCCATTCGACTACCTCGAACAGCGGTTCGCCCGGCAGCCCGCCGCGACGCAGCTTGCGCATGTGCCGCTCATTCGCCGCGTGCAGCTCGTCCACCAGACTCGATGCCGGTGCGCCCTTGCCCTGCACCGTCACTCGCCGGAACCGGTGCACACGCTCCGGATCGGTCAGCCACGGAATCACCCAGTCCGTGCCAGCTCGCCGCGCGATCACCTCCGACACGATCCGGCCATCGTCCGCGTACTGCGCCGCCACGATCGACGCGTGCGACCGGTTGTGAGCGACCTCTATGCCCACGTCCAGATCGCTGCCCGGCAGCACGTGCGACAGCTGGCCCGTGTCCGGGTCCTCGCCGACCGCCGCCGCCACCCAGCAGTCCGTGCCGTCCTCGCGAGCGAATATGGATCGCTCCAGCTGCCGCACCCGCTGGCACAGCACCTCCGTGCGAAACACTGACTCCGGATCGGACTCGCAGTCGCCTGCCAGCGTCTGCTCCGTCATGCCGCCGTAGCCGATTGACGGACACGCCTGCGCCCAGCCACGCCGATCCCAGACGTTGCAGCCATCCTCCGCCGACCACTCGAACAGCCCCGTCTGCGTGTCGTCCGTCGAGCCGGTCGCGATCTTCGCGCGGCCCGCGTCCTGGAGCTGATTCAGCACCACGCTGGAGTCGTCGCCCGCGTTACTCATCATCACGACCTGCGCACGCGGAATCGCGTTCGTAGTCTTGGTGACTGCCGAGTACGACTTGTGATCCTTGTGCTCGCGCAGCTCGTCCATGAACACCAGCTCCAGCGACGCACCACGACCGCCGCCACCAGTGGACGCCTTCACGAAGTACTCGCCGCCGCTGCCGATCCGGAAAAACTTGTTTCCGTTCGTCTCCGACTTGCGGCCCAGCTCCGCCGCCAGCTCCGGTACAGACTTCGCCAGATTGTGCGTCTGCTCCCAGGTGCGTTCTGCCGTCGTCAGGTCCTGCGCCGTGCCCAGCACAGCCTCTGCGCCATCGACGTACAGCCTCCACAATGCCCAGACCTTGAACAGTGTTGTTTTACCGTTCTGCCGTCCGACCAACACCACGACCTTGCGGAACCGAAACGTGCCATCCGGATTCAGCTCCAGCGCATGGATCAGCAGCCACTGCTGCCACGGATACAGGTCCACGCCCAGCACGTCGCGTGCGAACTCGATGCACTCGTATCCCAGCGTCGTCTCGCGCGTCAGCTCGCGCCGTGGAGGCGTGAACAGTCGCGGCTGCTCCACGCCCAGCAGCACGCCGCGATCGTCCCGCAGATCGGCAGCCAGCAGCTCCGGATTGTCTACTGCCTCATCACGTGCCGGAGGCACGCCGCTGTCTGATCCCACTTAGTGCCCCCTTCACTTGTTCCGTCACGTCGATGCCTGCACGCCCCTCCGGCGTGCCGCCCAGCGCCCGCAGCGCGTTCAGCATGTGTGGCCCCAGATAGAGCGCCTTCGTGATCTGCGACGCGTCCGGCCCGACCTCCGTGCCGCAGTCCGGGCACTTCTGCTGAAACTCGCCATCCAGCACCGCGTCGATCTGCTCCGCGTAGGCCCTCGCCAGCGCGCGTGCCGCGTCGTCGGCATCCTTGAGCCAGTCCATGCGCTCCAGCGATGCGTCCACAGAATCCAGTAGCTTGCCCACTGAAATGTCCTCTCTCAGTACAGGTGATCGCCGGTCAGGTAACCCTCGAGTGCTTTCCACGCGCCGATCAGATTCGAGTGCAGCGGCAGCGGAGCCGAACAGATCACGTCGCGCCGCCAGTTGCAGTGCTCCTCGACCGGAATCGGCCCCGACAGCCGCGCACCGTGCCACCGGTAGATGAATGGAATGTGCGGCAGCCCGGCGACCTCGATGCCGCCCCACCCGTCATCGCCGATCGGATGCCGAGGGTTGCCGTAGAACACCGCGAACGTGTCGCGATTCATCAGCGTGTCTGTCTGCCAGCGATCGACCACGATCGAGCCTGCCGACGCGCCGAGCGAATACCCGTACACGCCGATGCGCGTATCGCGGCACGCGAGTCGCAGTTTCTTCGCCTCCGCGTCGAGCTTGTCGCCAGCGATCTGCCGCGACCGGTCGCCCTGGAACACATCAGCCGGATACTCGATGTTCATGCGCCAGCCCGCAGGCACGTGCGGCACGCCGACAGACTTCGGATCGCCGTTGCCGCCGATCGCGAAATACGCCACGGACGGACAGCCGCCTGCGCGAGCTGGTGCCGCCGCGACGCCGGTCAGGACCGCGACCGCCGCCAGGATGACGGCCAGAATGCCGCCCGTTGTTCTCTTCATGTTGTCCCCTTCATGCACGAAAAAACCGGCCCCGTGATCGGAGCCGGTTCGCGTATCTCTCTCTGTCTCTGTATCCCCCAGGCCAGCGAGCCATTCCGGCTCGAGCTTGACCCTGATCCCTTATGGGTATAACGTCATGGACATGACCAACACCGCAGACACCGCCACCATTCACCACTACGCAGACGGCTTCACCATCCGTGAGGTGACGATTCGCGACCGCGATCGAACGTTTACGAACGCCTACGTCCGCTTCACCGAAAACGGCTGCGACTTCCAGACCGGCGCATACGGATCGCTGGAAGATGCCGAGTACCGGATGCGCTGCGAGCGCCGCCGCATCTTCGGCAGCCTCGCCGAGAACGTCATGTGCAACTGCGGCCACTGCGACGCCTGCGGCCACCCAGCCACCTGCGACGGCCACTGATCAGCCCGGCTGCCCCGGCCCCACGCGGGTCGGGGCAGCCCGCGAACTCGACTGACCCCCACCACAACCCGCGAAAGGCACCACCATGAACAGCACCGCCACCTACCCCTGCACCTGCAACTCGCTCCAGTACGGCTCCGCAGGCAGCTACACCTGGTCGCTTCTCGGAGTGAACTGCCCCGGCTGTGAGGCAGCGATGCACGCGGAAGAGGCACAAGCCGAATGGGACGCAATGGCCCCCGCCGAGCGCATCGCATCCCGCTGGAAGTCCGCCCAGCTGCGCATCGAATCCGGCAGGTGGCGACGCAACTGCCCCGCGCCGAGCATGGCAACCTACGCCCCGAACTGCGGCCTGCCCTTCTGACAGACCCCCAGACAGCACGAAACCCGCCCCCAGGATCGCCAGGGGCGGGTTTTTTCGTGCGTCCGGACAAGTTGCCCGCATGTTGCGCGAACATGCCCGCAGAATCGCTCTCACGCGTGCGCGTGATGGGGTACCGCGTTCGGGGGGAGAGGATCGG